GATTAGTTAGGAGAATAAGATGACAGAAATAAAAATAACAGTAACAGACACTCAAGTAAAATGTTTAGAGTATGTCGCATATTCAGTACAAAACTGGTGTGATACAGCTATTCATAATCGTGCTAGAATTGCACAAGAACAGATAATTGCAAAATTAGTAACACACTGTAATGAAAATTCTATTGCAATCGCAACTGGTGTAGATGCTCAAGTAACTCAAGCATATGAATTAAAAATTGTAGATACAGTAAAAAATATTGAAGATAATAGAACAGCACCTTAAGGAGAATAAATGACAAATTCAAATATTATAAGTATTAACGATAAGAGATATGATGGTTCTGATTTAACAACAGAACAGAAATATTGCATTGAGCAGATACAAGAATGTCAAGCCGAAGCACATAAATTAAAAAAACAATTAGATAGAATAACTGTTTCTCAAAATGTTTACACAAATAATCTTATAACATTATTAAAAGACAAAGAGGTAAAGGATGACCAGAGCCAGTGATCTAGCAAAACTATTAGGAGCAGGTGCTACCATCAATGATGGTACAACTATAACGACTGCTGATAATGACCCACAATTAATATTAACATCAACTGATGCTGATGCAAATAGAGGTCCCGAGCTTCATTTTGTAAGAGATAGTGCTAGTCCTGCTGATAATGATTTGTGTGGAACTATTAAAGCTTTTGGAAAAAATAGTGCAGGAGAAGATGTTCAATTAGGTGAAATTATTTTTAGAAATGAAGATGTTACAGATGGTACAGAAGATGGTCAAATAATTTTAAATATGATGAGAAATGGTGCTTCAGCACAAGTCATGAAACTAAGTTCAACAGAAACGGTTCTCAATGGAGATAGTTTAGACTTAGACTTTCGTATTGAATCAGATAATCTTACTCATGCTTTGTTTGTTAATGGTGCAGATGGTAATGTGGGTATTGGCACTAATGTATCAGGAAGAGCAGATGAAGGTGCTGATAGACTGACTATTGCAGATTCTGGACATAGTGGAATGACAATAAGAAGTGGCACAACTCATTATGGTTCTATTAACTTTTCAGATGCTACAACTGGTACTGGAACATATCAAGGCTCAATATATTATCTACATGATACAAATAAAATGGTATTGGCTAATTCTGGTATTGATATAATGACAATATTAGGTACTGACGTCTTAATAGGTTTAACTACTAGTAATAGTTCAGACGAAGCTCTACAAGTCTATAAAAATGGTAATCCTGCACTTTCTGTTGCAAGACAACAAGATGGTACTCTTGTTCATTTAAGAGTTGGTTCTGTTAATGGAGCAACACATGGGTCTATTGATATATCAGGAACAACTTGTTCTTATAATGCTTTTAGTGGTTCTCACTGGAGTAGATTATCTGATAACTCTAAACCAACTATACTCAAAGGCACAATAATTGAAACTATTGATGAGATGTGCGACTGGTATCAAGCAGAGTTTACAGTTCCAGCAACAGATGAAGAAGATGAATATACTATGAGTGAACCTATTGCATTACCAAGTGGTAAATCTGTAGGAGATACAATAACTCATACATATGAAGGAACTGATTATACTGCAACTATTGTAAAAGAAGGTGATGAAAAGCATGTTAAGTGTAAAATATCAGATACAGAAGACAGTAAGAAAGTATATGGTGTTCATAGGTCTTGGGATAATGATGACGATACAGTAAATGATATGTATGTAACTGCTGTTGGTACTCATGTAGTAAGAATCAACAAAGACGTAACTGTTTCAGCAGGTGACTTGCTTTCATCTAATGGTGACGGCACAGCTAAAGTACAAGATGATGACATCATAAGAAGCAAGACTATTGGCAAAGTGTTAACAAACATTAAACAAGAGACATATGACGATGGCAGTTATACTGTTCCTTGTGCATTGTACTGTGGGTAATTAAATGTTAGGTCACTCAGCCATTGCCGAAACTTCCATTGCAGATGTAGGTGGTCTTGTATTAGCTGGTGTGGCAGAGATGAGTGCTATATCAACTAAGACTTCTGTAGGTGTTGGTATATTAGGCGGTATAGCAGATATAAGTGGTGACTTTACACAGACATCTACTGGTACGTTTATAGGTATTACATCTGCCGAACTAAGTGTTGAGTTCACACAAAGCACAGCAGCAAATAGATTAGATGTATCTGAGATAGACTTAACAACGGAGTTTACTCAAACGTCAAATGGTATTATGATAAGGACAGGTGTTGCAAGTAAAGATCTTAACTTTACTAAGACAACAACAGGTGATTTAAAGTTTATAGAGGTTGATGCAAGTGCAACACCAGAAAGTTATACAGAAATAACACCGAGTGGCACAGAAAGTTGGACAACAATAACTCCGTCTGGAACAGAAACATGGACAGAGATAGAATTGTAAAAGTTAAACTTAACTTTTAGAGAGGCAAAAATGGCAAGTACATATACATCAAATACAGGAATAGAAAAAATTGGTTCTGGTGAACAGGCGGGTGCTTGGGGTACAACTACAAATAACAATTTTGATATAATAGATAGAGCTTTAAATGGTTCTGTTACATTAACGATTACAGGTGATACAACCCTTTCTACAACAGATGGCACTTTATCTAATGGTCAATTTAAAATTATAATATTGGCAGGATCACCCGGATCTGGATTTAACTTAACAATAGATCCTAACGATCAACAAAAATGGTATTTTATTAAGAATAGCAGTGGTCAAACAGCCACAGTAAAACAAGGCGGTGGTAGTGGTAGCACAGTTGCGGTTGCAACTGGATTAACGGCAATACTATTTGCTGACGGCACAGGTAGTAATGCTAATGTATCATCTATTGCACCAACTGATTTAGTTGCTGATCCGACTCCCCAGCTTGGAGGAAACTTGGACACCAATGGTAACGCAATATTATTTGGATCAAGTAAATGGGCAATATCACTAGATACTGGTGATAATGAATTATTATTTAAGTATAATGGCACAACAGTATTTAAGCTAGGCTCTAATGGTGCAGTAACATCTGCTAATAATGTAACAGCGTTTGGAACAAGTTTATAATGACACTACAATCTAGTGGTACAATATCATTAGCCAATTTAAGAGATGAATATAATAATGGTTCATCTGATCCTATTGTATTGAATGATTATTATAGAGGTGGCTCATTAGTTAGAGCAAATGCTGCAAATAATACAGCAACCAATTTGTCTGCTGATGTACCTACTAGTGCAAATAATAGTTCGTTATCAGTAAATGATTTTTATGGACAGACTAGAGCATTTAGAAAAACATACTCATCTACTGCTACAGATCAAAGTGGTGTAGGTGTTTTTGGTGATGACTTTGCGGTAAATTATCCAAAGCAAATAGTTATTAATTCTTCGCAAACAATAGGAGCTACAAGCACTTCCGCACCTGCTTTGAAGATAGACAGCACTGGAGCAGGCACAATTACTATAACTAACAATGGTAGCATAGAAGGTGCTGGTGGTGCGGCAGGATCAGTAGGTGGTAATGCCTTACAAGTTGATGGCAGTGTTTCTGTTGCTCTCGTAAATAATGGCACAATCAAAGCTGGTGGTGGTGGAGGTGGTGCTGGAGGCACTGGTGGTAATGGAGTATTTACAGCAAATGCTACATTCTCTAACTTAGTAGATGAAGGTGGCGGCGGCACTTCTACTCCACAAAACAATAAACCAAGTTGGTTAAATTCTATTTACACAGGCGCTGGTAACTTAGATGGTGGCGTAGGCACAGTTGTAGAAAATAGAAAATGGGGTGGTATTGGAGCGCAATTTAATAGAGGTATTAATCCATCACAGTTTGATTTTAATGCTTTGGGTGGTGCGGGAACAGGTTTATTTGGACAATGTGCAAATAGAGGTCCAATATTTGTATCTGTACAAACAAATCAAACTGGTATTTATACGGTTACTGCTGGTATTACTAGTACTTATGGTCAGGGATATGGAACACCAACTATATCAGTAAGTACAAGTACATCAAGTGCTGGAAGTTCTTTTTCAAATAGTGGTTCTGCTAATATTACTGAATCAACTACAACATATTTTACTGCTTATGGAACTACATCAAATAATAAAGATTATTATTATAATACTTTAAGCATGTCAGTTTCTGGCACCTGTACAGCAATTTCTACAGGCGGATCTGGTGGATCAGGTGGTGTAGGTCAAGGGTTTAATCAATCTGCGGGATCTGCAGGTAGCGGTTCATCTGGTTCAAATAATGCAGGATCTGGTGGCAATGGCGGAGCAGGAGGTGCTTTTGGATCAGCGGGTTCTTCTGGTTCTTCTGGTGGCAATGGTAGTGGTACATCAATAAGTTTTCCATCTTCAGCACCAACTAACGGTACAAGTGGTTCATCTGGTGGAGCATCAGGTAAATCAATACAAGGTGTCAGTAACGTTTCATCAAGTGGTAGTGGTTCTTTATCTGGGGGTACAGCATAATGCCTTTAAACAAGTTAAATTTTAAATCAGGTATAACATCAGATATAACACCGTATAGTAATGAAGGTGGTTTTGTTGATTGCGATAAAATAAGATTTAGACTTGGTTATCCTGAAAAAATGGGTGGTTGGGTAAAATATACTACTGATACATTTCAAGGCTCTGCAAGAAGACTGCATAACTGGATCGCTCTTGATGGATCTGATTTCTTAGGTCTTGGCACAGAGTTAAAATATTATATAGAAGAAGGGCAGTCATTTAATGATATAACTCCTATAAGGAAC